CAGAGAAGTCAAAGTCGGCAAGCCGTCTGAATTGCCGACTTTGACTTCTCTGTTTTTAAAGTCAATACATTTGCGACTCTATCTTCTCCATAAATCTGACGGAATGACCTTAATACATCTGCGCGCCGGCCGCCTTCGATATCAATATCTACATCAAGAACCGATACACGCTCTGGATTTAAGAATCTCCAACGCTTTGTTTGACTCTTCTCTCTCAATGGATTTATCTGTGTGATACCCAACAAATATAATAATATAAATCCTACTCCTGAACCTCGGCCGCAACCTACAAGAGTTCCTGCGTCCCAACATGCATCAATTATGTTTTGAAGATTTAAGAAATATGCGCTCCACCTGCTTCCATTTACTTCTGATGAAATCCACGTATCTTCAAGACACGCATTGATTTCATCGTATGCTTCTTGGTTGTCCCAAATATCATCATGTTTACAGATGCTATCTACTAATACTTTTACCAAGTGATTATCTGCTTCATGTGGGGACTCTGCAAAAGTTCTTAACATTGGAATTCTATTAAAAATTTCTTCGTATCCCAATCCTGTTGGTTCTTTATTTACTGTATGCCAATTCAATCTTGGAATTTTCAATGGTTTCATTAATGAATAATCTTCACACTTATCTCTAATCTCTTCAATTGTCTGATAAGCTGACTGAAGAACTTCTTCACCCATTTCTTTTTCCATATATTCGCGAACTTCTTCATCGCTCATAAGATAAGTTGTTGCATAGAAATCGTCAACTTCTCTATCTCCTTGCTGTGAATTAAGAAACGCTTTATGAATCGGTCTATCTTCTTTTTTCAAATAATGTGCATCATTTGTTATTATATATTTAATTCCTAACTCTGCGCTCAGCTCAACAAGTTTATGATTCACATATATCTGGTCTTTATTAAATGATGGCTGCATTTCAAAATAAAAATCATCTACTCCAAAAATTCCTTGCATCTGTACAATCCATCGTTTAATTAAATCCATCGAAGGCGCGCCAGTATCTCTGTTACGAATAAGTTGAGTCGGAAGACATCCACCCAGACATGCAGTTGAGCAAATAACATTACCTGGATTCTTATCAATTATATCAATAAGGTCTTGATAATATGTTGGAACTCTTCTCATTCCTCTCGCCATATAACTACGCATCCACGCGCGAGTTGATATTTCTCTTATCTGTCGGTGTCCTTCGCTATTTTTCGCTAAAAGAATGCAATGAAAATACCTATCCGTTTCTTTCTTATAATTCTGCGCGTTTAAACCGTTCCTAACCAAATAAATCTCGTTTCCAAGAACGAGTTTAAAATCTGGATTATCCTTTTTAATTTTATTATAATACTTTTGTGCCCTTACATGAGACGCAATTGTTTCATGTTCAGTAATTGCTACTACACTATGTCCAAGTTCCAGTGCATAATCCATTAAACCTTCGACCGTCGCGATTGCATCACGAAGTCTAAAATTGCTGTGGTCAGAATGGCAATGTAATGAACCTGGGTATAAGATTTTTCCCATTCGCATTTACCTTCCTTTTCTATTTTATATTATAATTATATCAGATTTTTATTAATTTGTCAACTTATGTGTCTTTTGTTGAAGTTGTATGTTGAGTGCGGCCGTCCAACTTACTTTACAAATAGGTTGAACTATGTCGTAAAATAAGTTGAGCGGCCGCAGTGTACGTAAGACTTCTATGTATTATTCTTCATACCAACACCAATAAAATCCTTTAACTTTTCGCCAAGATTCATCACAGGCATGTTTTATACGGCCAGTATTGCCAGAAGATACTCCTACCGCAGTGGCCGCCTCAATTAAAGAATCATAAGTGGCTATTATATTTTTATTATTGTCTAATTGACAAACCTTGCGAGTTCGTCTCTCTTTTGAACTAATAATAGGAATATTATGAAAGCGCAATAATACCTTAATACTTTCTCTACTTTTGTGATATTCATTAGAAAGTTGTCTTAATGTTATTCCTTGCTTATATTTGTTTACTATTTCTAACGCTTCTGGTGTATAAAATTTAGCTTCCCTATGCTGTTTACGCTTTTCTCTTACTTGTTGAGCGCGAATATTTTCTTCCGGATAATCAACATATTCCCAAGTTAGCTTAATGCCATCTAATTCTCCACAAGTATCCCATTCTCCTTTTAGATAGTGGGATAAACTAGAATTATCAACTTTTCCATACGCTGCCGCTTCATTTATACTATCAAAAATTTCTTGAGTCGTTAGACAAATAATTCTTTTTGATTCTACATTTCCATATGGTGAAACATTATATCCATTTTCGATACTATTATATTTTTGAATTAAATTAGCCTCTATCCGTAAAGCCGTATTTTTATCTAAATCTGTATATAATATTTCGTGTTGAAAACTATTCCATCCATATTTTTGAATAGCATGATAAAATTTAGGCTGTAGTTCATAACCTTTGCCATTAATCCCCCAACGATTTTCGCACTTTTGAGAGGTAATACCAATATAAGATTTATTATTAATTAAATTAGTGTGTTTATATACATTATAACTCATTGTGATTTCTCCTTTTCTTTGTTCTAATTATAAGTAGAAATCCAATCCATTCACTTTATAAAAATGAATCCAATCCATTCATTTTAAAATCCCAAAGTGTTATCTTTAATTTCATAGTTGGTTATGAAAATTTGGGGCGTTTCTCGACCCATCCAAGTATTAAGATTTGCTCGGCCTACAATTTCTAATTTAATTTCATCATATTTTGATAATTCTTCTATCATATCTTTAGCATGAAATTTCATATATGCTATTCCAAACTTTTCTATTTTAAGGGTACTACTATCTTTTCCAAGCAGTTGTATATCGCGCTTTGTTATGTTAATATCTTTGATATGAATTAAAGGCTCGTTGTTTTGCTGACCCCAAATATCTTCGTGGGAAGTGATATCGAAGATTAGGTCTTCAATATCGGTGTCTGCGGCAATTCTTTCAAAGTTCACTTCATACCACGACTCACCAAAATCTACATTTTCAAGTTCTTTATTCGCATATTCGTGGAAGGCCGCGAGATTCTTATCTAAAATACCTATGCCACACGCGTTATCATGGCCTGCAGTAAAGGTGAAATAACCGCTATTATCCATGAAATTCTTAAAAGATGTAAGTTCTGATTCATTTAAACCTCTACTTGACCCTTTAATCTCACCCTCATCGTTGAGGCGCGCCACTATAGTTGGCTTCTTATATTTCGCGCTCAACTTCATAGCAACAAGTCCGTTTAACTCTGGTGGGAACTGGTCATCTTCTTCTAATCTGACAAATAATACTTTATTTGAAAGTAAATCGTGTTTTGCAATTTTAATTTCAAGCTCCTCAACCGCCTTGTCAAGTATACGATTCTGCTTTGCACGCGCATTCGTACATTCGCGCGCGGACTCGATTGCGACTTCTTCGTAGGTTCCTTTTGCACCGCGCTTATGAGATTCTACCATTGCATGGCCGTCGATAAAGGCTTGAAAACAGCGTTGCTTTTCGTCTTCAGCGCCGGCGCGAATCATCGCATTGATGAGTGGGGTTATATAGAAGGCTACGCTGATTGGATTGACCTTGCCACCCATTGAGAATGATTGTTTTTCACATAGTGCTTTAAAGAAATAGTTTTTGATATTAGCGAGTCCTGTGTGTACGATATATCGGTTTTCAAGTGATAACATCGACATCATATCAGAAATTAAACCAAGGGCCGCCAGGTCGATAAATTCATCTGCATAGGAGGTATCTTTGATAGAATCAAAATATCTGCAGAATTGCCAGGTTACTCCTGCACCACAGAGGTCTTTGTTTTTGTACTCTGGCGAAAGTTGATTATTAACAATAATAGCATGGTCTGAGAAATGAGTATCTGGTTCTACAAGGTGGTGGTCAAGAATAAGAAATTGCGGCCTACCACCATCGTCTTCAAATTCCTCAACAAATTTTTCAATATATTCAAAATCATTACTACCCGCATCTGGTATTACAACGTATGAAGGGCATACATTGAATACATCTTCATAAGTATCTGAAAGTCCATGTCCTTTTCCCTTATGAAGAATAGGAAAAATATTGACTGATTGATTAAATTTACGTAAATACTGTATGAAGATGGCGGCCGAGGTGAATCCGTCTACATCAGAATCTACAACCACTGCGATATTTTCATTCTCTGGCAATCGTATCATATTTTCAAATAATGCACCTGCCTGCTCGATGTAGTCAAGGTCAAGTGGACTCTGTAATGCACTATTATCTGGTACATTGAGAAAATAGTCTAATTCTTTTGGGCTAAGTCCACGCTCCATAAGTAATTCATTGGTATAATTCTCTCTTATATCTTTATTTACAAGTTTACAACGCATTTATAAATCTCCTAAATTCTTTTTCATTTTTTATACAACATCCCGTAGCTTCACAAGGTAATAATACCCCATATTGTTTAGCTCGGTTATAGCACTCTTTACAAAGTTCATTATTTATATCTGATTTCATTTCACTTTTACCCTTCTGCGATAAAGCTTCCAAAAGACTTCACTTCCTTTATCCGTCGGTGAATCTTTCATATCTAACAAATTTTCCCTATCATATATAAATGAAAAGTCACAGTAGTTTTGATACTTCTTTCCTATCGACCACAGCTTATTAAAATAGTCTTCACTACCAGGCAACTCCTCTTTATCAAAACAAATTACGACCTCGCGCGGATGTGCGGTTTGCATTAGCAGTTTTAAAGCATGCTTATTAAACTGACTTCCGCATACTGCAGCTGAGCAGTTCGCAAAATCCCACCCTTCCATTTGGAGCACAGATTTCTCTGCCTCTACCAAGAAACACGTACCCGTTCGTTTTATATTTTCTTTTGTCCAGTTCAATCCATACAGATTCAACGACAATGGATGACTATACCATTTACCTTCAATTTGTATGGGCATATACTTACCCACATTCTCAACTTCCCATTCGTTGAGTGCGCGACCTCGTATTCCAACAAGTTCTCCTTTCGGATTATAATGCGGTATTATAATTTTATTCTGTGGTACCGAATAACGTATATTAAATTTTTCCATGCTCTTTTTAGTAATGCCATCGTTTAACCACTCCGGAGGATAAAACTTTGTAAATACATCAATTATGCCATTTGGATATGTCGGAAGTTCTATACGCTCGGGCGCAGCGTACGTATCTCGTATACGTTGATACCTCTTCGGCGCGAAACCATCTGGTTTACGATAATTACTGCAATCAAGGATTACTTTATATATATCTTGATACCAATCATATTCTTGATTTCTTGTTTCATAGTAGTTTTTAAGAAATTTAAATATCGACATAGATTGACAATTAGTATAACAATAAAATATATGATTATTCTTATAATAATATAGTTTCCAAGACGCCTCGTCTGCATCTTCGTTATGACAAACTGTAGGCATAACCAAGTAGGATTCCTTTTCTTGATAAGGAATATCCATTTGGTCTAATAAGTCTTTTATCTTTTCTGTATCTAATTGTTCAATTATACTTTTATAATCAATCATTAATCTCTGTTGCTAGTCCTTTCACTAATGGCTCTATTTCTTTAATAGAGTTGATTAAAATTAAATTATATTCATGTTGTTGACAATATTGTATTTTTTTATTATCATTATGCTCTAATTCTGGCGTATGCCATGGATTATTGGCATCTCTATGTTGAGGTCCTTGAAATTCAATTAAACAATAAAGTTGGTTTTCTTTAAAAATGGCAAAATCAAAACGCAATGGGTACCCTTTTTGAGATACTAAATCGGGAAATATATATTGAGTTTGAAAATCTACATTATGTTGATTTAAATACTGCCTAATAAGATATTCTCCTTGAGAAGTCATACATCCACAAGATTGGGTATGACCATTGCGTAATAATTCTCCAGCTACTTCTGTAGTTGTACCACAATCACATTGACATTTCCATCTTACTCGACCATCCCAACTATTTTCTGCTCTTTCTAACACTAAGAGTTTTCCAAATCGTTGTCCAGTTAAATCTTGAAATAAACTTTGCCCTGCTTTTTCTTTTTGTAAGCAGCCACAAGATTTGGTATTTCCATTTCTTAAAGAGCTACTATCTACTTTTGTAAGATTGCCGCAATCACATTTACATAGCCACATAATACGGCCGCAATTATCTCTTTCTTGTGTTTGTTCTATTACGGTTAATCGATTATATTTTTGTCCTGGCTTTATTGCTTTAGGACTAATGAGATTATGTTTTTTAGCATATTTTCCTACTGTATGTCTTTCTACCCCAATCTGTCGAGCAATCTCAGAATTACTGACTCCTTGAGCATATAATGCTTCTAATTTATTTTCTTGTTCCCATGTCATATCTATTCCTCCTTCTAATTATAAGTAGAAAATTATGATTGGAACTTTACTAATATGAGTGGAACTTTCAATCAACTATCTCACCATTATTTAACCTTTCTACTATTACTTTAAAATGTTCGTCTTCAGAATCTTCCCAACTCTTAATATTATAATCTATTCGCGTATAGAAATCTTCAACTGGGTCCATTCGCGAGTCTGTAATAAATAAATCTCTTTTCTTTAAAGTTCCCAAATTCATATCAGACCAAATACGAACCTGTGTCCATTCACCACTTCTAACCTTAAAAATATCAGTAACCAAATTCGGTTTATTCTCTGGGTGATTTTCATACAGCGGCGCGAGTATTTCTAATTCTTCTTTAGTCGGTCGTGCCATAATTGCGCCATTATCAGCCTTATTAATCGTGCTACGGCCGCCCGCTAATGTACCTTCATTTCTTATATCTTTATTATCATCACCTTTTGCATTAAGCTGGGTTGACGTAAACATTGCTACGTCTAATTCAACAGCTAAATCTTTTAGTGCTGTTGCAAACATTAACAATACCTCATCATTTCTCAATGCAAAACCTTTAAACTCATTTAACAGCGATGGTCCAATAAATATATAATCATAAAAAACATAACCTATGTCATATATAATACAATTTTCTCTTATAATTGTTTTAACTGACTCAATTGTTGGATTCGGCATTTTTACAAGAATTAAATTATTATATTTCTCCATCAATGCAATCGCTTGTGTTATAACCGCGCGCTCTCTATCAGAAAAATCTGCATATTTAAATCTTGTTGCATTTATATCTGTTAAGTAAGCCAAAATCATCGTTCTGACTTCTTTAAATCTCTGCTCTGTTACAATAAATAAAACCTTTTCACAGTTTCCAACCTGTTCCCATTCACATTTTGTACTATTATATCTAATCGGATAAGCCAAATAACACGCATCAGCTACTGCATTTCTTGTCTTACCTACGCCAGATGCGGCTGACCTAATTGTTAAGGTTCCTTTCTTTGCTCCGTCAATAACTTGGTTAAAAATTTCTCCTTGTATCGGCATACCAATTTCATATGCCGCGCCAAGTTCATCAACTAATGTATTCATTCCTTGAGCTGCAGATTCAACTTCTATTTCATCAGTTGTTTCATATTTGGCTTCAACACCTAACAATTTTTTTCTAACCGCATCGGTTATCAGTTTCGGACTTAACATATTAAAGCCTTGATTAATTTCTTCGGCTTTTGGGTTTAATAAATCTTCACAATAAAATTCACTTGTATCAAAACCTTGTTTTTTCAAGTCCTTAAGTAAATTAAACATCTTAAAACGATTATAATAGAAGTCAAAATTATCAACTTCTGATAACTCTATTATATCCTGCAGATATTCAATTCCATTTTTGTCTTTAAATAATTTTGCCGATACTTGGTCTGGCTCTATAAAATTTTCTATATCTATGGGTTGTATTTTTGTTGCTCCGTTTCTATACAACCCATTAATTGCCATAAAAATTGACCGCTCGAATCTTGAAGGAAAATCTGTTAAGATAAATGAATACTTATCAATTTCACTTAACAGTTGCGGTTTTTTCATTAAGCAACCGAGTATCTGTTGAGTATCACGTTTATCAATCACTCATCGTCCTCCAAATCATCTAATACACTAAAATCAACCTGATGTTTTGTTTTAGGTTTTTTAGTTATACTAACTTTAGTTCTCTCTGCAGCTGCGCGCATCTGACGTTCAATTTCTGCGATTGTTCCAGCAGATTGACGTTCTCGCGCGGCCCAGTACGCACAAGCATCACTATATATAAAAGGAACTATACCAATTCCGCCATGTCCTTTCTCCCAATCGCCATGCTTTATCTCATAAAAATATTTCAACGCAAATAAGATGCCCTTATTGGTCATCTTCTCTTTCAAAAACTTTTTACGTTGTGCTTCACACACCCAATAATCATATGCGGCTTTGAGGTCGCGTGCTATAAAGTCATAAATTAAATCTACATAATCTTCATCATTGTCGGGTTGTGCTTTCTTCCAATTCTTATAACACTGCCTATGATAATAATAATTTTTACTAGGCATTATCCAATCATCTTTTTCTTTATCTATTTCAATATTACAAATTCTACATTTTGCCATATTAAAACTCCTTTCTTCTTTATTATATTATATCACAATTATGAAAATAAGTCAAATTTAAAAAGAGTAGGCTTAACCTACTCTTTTCAATTTATTTAACCATATCTCTCATTTCAAGTAATACTAAGAAGAAAGGCTCTTTTTGGTCTTCAGTTATCTCTGATAACTTAAGTTTTCTACCAAAAATCATTTCAACTTTCTTTAAAACACGCTCTGCATTAGCTGGGTCTGCATTAACCAGTTTTGCCCAAATCTGTTGGGCCTCATCACGTATCTCAGTGAAGCTAAGTTCTTCCTCTACTTTCTTTTCGAGCTTATCTACCACTGTCGCGCCATCGAGGTCTCTCTGTTTATCAATAGCTTCGTTAATTGCTTCAACAAGTTCATCATAACCCAGCTTAATCTTTGGCGCAAGATATGGGAATCGACTGCCCGCCATAACGGTTGGAGTCTGTCTAGTATATAGCCATCTATGACTATTACCATCTTCATCCCATTCAGTAGCAATATAACCAATAATATCTACAATCTGATTTACTACTTCATAGCAACGCTTTGGCATCGACGGAGCAAGAATTTCAATCTCACTATCATCAGCAGTCTTTTCTTTTCTCGTCTCAATATGAGAGATAAGAACTAGACCATAGCCAAGCATTGTTATTTTTCTTAAACAAGTTTCAAACTCTTTTTTAGCCAGAGTCCAACCTTGACCCCAAGGAATATCACGAATTGACTGAACTCCATTCTGACTACATACAAACTGTTCACACATTTCATATGCAATAGTAGTTGTATCAATTGTAATTGTATCATACATAGCCTGAGCTTCTGGTTTCTCTAATTGCCTAAGGACCTGACGAAATTCTGACCATTTATTAATATCAACGGCCTTAATTCCATCAATGGCGTTATAGCCTTTTTCGAAAGCAATTAAAAGATTTTTAGGAAACCGGGAAGCCATAGTAGTCTTCCCGGTTTTAGGCTTACCATATAAAAGTAAATACTTACCTTTTAAATCTCTAGAAATAACCGTAGGCTCAATGGATAAAATATCAATCATTGAAGCCCACCTCCATTAAAATCCAAGGTCAGCGAATCCATTCTTTGGAGACTGCTGCGGTGCCTGTCTTGTAGCAGCTCTGGACATATCTCTGTCCTTCTGCTTCTCAAGTCTAATCTTTCTTTCTGCAAGAGCGTTCTGAATCTCTGCATTATCGAAAGCATAATCACCATCAAGTGGCTCCTGCGAACCTCCAGTGATGATAAGGTCGCTTCTATTAATGGTTCTTGTCTT